TGTTGTACTATGACCAACTAATAAACTGTCTATAAAATCTGTTCCTTCTTGTTTACCAAAAACAGCTCTACTCGCTGGGAGTGTACAAAATACATCTTTAGTACCCGCTGCAAAATCTACAGCGGAACCTGAATTAGAACTTGTGATAACTGTAGTTCTTGCAAGAGTATCAGTAGCTGCATCTGTTACGGTTCCAAGCCCAACTTCCCATTCAGTCGTTCCTTGATTAAATATTGTATAGTAAGTTGTATTAGTATCACCAATCCCTGCAACAAAAGTTTGAAACCCTGTTGCGGCACCTGCTAAATCAAAAGTACCTGTTCCAGTTGTTGTACTGGTTTCCTTTACTCTGTCATTTACTACTAAAGCCATTTTATTTTCCTTAAGCCATGCTTATGATAGCGTCTGCAGGTGTAGATGGACTCGGGAAAGAAATTGTAAATGTACCATTGGTACAAGTTTTATCTCCACTAAAATCTAAAACTACAGCTACTTTATTTGATGCAGAACTATTATAGATTGTTCCAAAAGCTGCTGTAATTGTTGCTGATGTCCATGAGGTATCAGAAAAGTCACAAGATGCAACAGCTGTTCCATAAGCCACAGCATTACCACTTAAAGTATTTCCAGCAGCAGTATAATTTGTACCGCCGGCTGAACTTACTTCACTAGTTGTTACATAAACAGTGCTTGAAGTATCATAAGGATTAGCAGTGTAAAGTGCTAATTTAAAAGTATTTCCTCCAGATGCAAAATTATGTGTTCCTGAGAGTAACTCTCCGCGAAATGCATAAGGTATTACGTTTGCCATTTATTTGTCTCCTTCATAATTAATTACTTGATGGAGATTTTGAGATTATTTGAGCGCGAATGACTCCATCGCCATATTCGCTTCTGCGTCTTTGACCAATTTGTTCGATCGCATACGATTCTAAAGCTTCTTTATAGGCCGCTTTATAATATTGTAACATATCCTGCGGACCTTTCAAGTATCCATATGTATTTACCAGACATGCATATAAAAGTAAATCAGGATATTTATTCGAAATATAAGTTCCCGTTGTAGATACACTAGAATCTGTAAGACTCGCAGGCTCTTTATTAAAAGCCATGGTAATTTCATAAGCTGTGTCAGGGGTAGGTGCAACCACCCAATAGGATTCATCCCAATTGGCCCAATATTTAGGAAGAGAAGTAGATGAAGTAGAAGGAGTATCATAATATTCCGCCATAAAACTAGTATCTCTTTGTTCTAAAAAAACTTGAACATTGGGACTCACATTATCATTTAATAATTGAACATATCTAATTACCCGACAATCAGCCGGGATACTAATATATCTATTTGCAATAATACAGTTTGAGGTGGAATAAAATCTTTCATCATCAACATCAACTGCCCTAAAAATAGTATGTTCGGCGTTTTTAATAATTCTTTCTAAAACACTATCACTAAGAACAGTGTTTCCAACTTCTGTATAATTTCTAATATCGGTTTGTAAATTTGATAAACTATATGCCATATTATGCGTTTACGACTGATAAAGTTACAGGTCCTGCTGAACAATAACCACCGCCTCCATTTGTACTACCATTTGTTGCCGTATCACCACTTGTAAAATAAAAATAATTTTCTGGTTCCCCTAAAGTGCCTGCCGTGGTAGTTACACTACCATCTGAATTTTTCTTTCCAACTGTAATTGTAAATCCAGCTGCCGCGCCAATATCACTTACATTATCAAATGTAGGTACGGATATAAACTGTTGTAAATTTTTTGTATCTGCTCCTCCTGAACCTTCTGCTGTAACTGCCGGCGGTCCTCTAAATCTTACTGTATCACCGGTTGATCTTTTGTGATCAATTGAATAAACATTTACAAAAGTACTTCCTCCATATTTAATAGTTTCAAAAGGATTATTACTTAACATAATTAAACTTGTCTTAGCTGCAGGTTGAGGTCTTGCATTTCTTAAGGCTTGCGGATCTCCACCATGGAAACGTGGATCTAATTGAGGTTGTTTTGGTTCGTACTCTGAATAATGAACTAAAAAACCATTCCATTCTTTAACCATTTCTGTGTATGGAAATGCCATTCCTGATCTATCAGAAATAGCCATTGATCTTTTACCTCTAGCAAAAACTCCGGCCATTATACTCCATCCCCATAAAATGTTTGTGGTGTAATATAAACTGATGTTTGTTCACCATCTGATTTCATCGCCCTAAGCATTTCATCTTCATAAATTAATTTTAAAGCTGGTGTTTGCTCTGGTGAATATTTCATACTTAAATAATAAGCTAATCCTGAAATTAAAGCTGGATAAAATCTAAATATTGTATCGGACGTATTGGTATAAGCACCTACATCTTCTATTTTTGCCATATAATAAAACTGAACAAGATAACTTGCTCCAGAAAAACTAGAACTAGGTGTTGTATATAAAAATAAATTTGGAGAAGCGGTTATCGCTCCTGCTGCATTATATACATATGCTTGTCTTTGCATATAATACTGTGAAGGAGTTCCTTTTGCTAATTTATTTGGTAAAGCTGAATAAGTAGATCTACCTATTTTATCTAAAGCTGTGTCTACAGGAGCTGTAGCTGTTGTATTGTTTCTGACATAAACTTCTAATATATCACTTAGGTCAGTTGGAAAATTTGTATTATCATTAGGATAATTATATTCTGCTTGCCCCTCAACTAAAGGGACACTTCCTAATTTAACTTTCCAAAGATTGACTCCTCGATTGCCCCATTCAGACAATAGAATATTTAATGAACGCCTAGCACTTCTTAATTGATAACCTGTTCGAGTTCCCCGTACATTTGTTCTTTCATACGCTTCTTCAATAATCTCATCAATTGAAGGATTAAAGGCTGTTGTTCCCGAAGTAGCCATTTATCTTCCTATCCGTCGTACTGTACTGATAATCCGACTACTGCAGTTCCATCGTAAGCAAAATAAGCTCCATCCGGAAATAGTATTCCATTATCTGGAATATAAGGAGCAATTGCTTCTCCACTATCTATATCCAAGACGAATTTATTTACCCCAGTAGTTGCAGACGAGTTTTTAAAAAAAACATGTCCGGCTCCAGCTCCTGCGACTCCGTTCATTCCTCTTATTCGAGTTCGACCAGCAAATACAATTCCTGTAGCTGTGCCGTCTTTAACTCCAGCTGAAATAGAAGTTGTGATAGCTCCACTAGCTGTGATGCTAGTTACTTCTGTCCAAGTGCCTGCTATATCAACTGTAGCGCCTCCCGTAGGACCAGTAGTCGCTGCGCTTGTTTGAGCTGCTCCATCAGCATCTTTTCCCACTACAGTAAAAGTAATCCCAGCGTTATTACCGCTAGGGGATGTAATAGTTACTGTTTGAGCATTAACCCAGGGGCCACTATTTAATAAAACTAAAGTGGTAGCTGAACCTACTGCAGAAATAGCAGCAGTGTCTGTTCCATATAGAACTTGTTTACTTTTTACGTGCGATACGTTTGCCATAATTTATCTCCTTAATTGTAAGCTCCCGAAGGAGCTCACAAAGTTTATTTATTTATTAACTCCACGCCGCAGCGCCTGTGTCAAATGTAGCACCGTTAGCGAAATCATAAGCAAAATCCCAAGTGCCTTTTTCATAGCACGTGAAATAGATAAAACACCCATGAGTTAAACTATTAGTTGCTGCTGCCGCAGGTGTATACGTTAATATTGTTTCACTTGCATCAGACGTATCTATAGTTGATGCTGCTCCAGCAGTTCTACTTTCCACTTTGGAGCCAGTTCTATAAACATCACTTCCTGCACATGTAAATGTAAGAGTGTTAGTTCCTCCATTTGTGTCATCTGTTTGGTAATGTACTACTATAGTTCCTACCGTAGCTGCTGGTAAAGTAACAGCTTGTGCTGCATCACCGTCAAAATCATTAACTGTGATTGTATTAGCCGCATAAGTTAATGTAGCTGATGTTGCAACAGTAGTAGCAGTTAAACTAGTAAGATCTGGTTTTAGTCCCAGAGTTCTTGCAGTATAAGCGCCTGTTGAAGTGTTTTTATTGACTTGTTGAAATCCTTTTTCGGATCTCACGGAGCCATTAAACGTTGTTGTTGCCATAATTATAATCCTCCTAGTTTGTGAATCTAGTCTCTAGGCCGTCGACTATACTCGTCTAGATTCATTAAATAATTGTATAGTAATTAAAATATATATGAAATTTGCGTTGAGCGCAAGGTATCCCTATGGTTTTGTATGATTTTTGATAGCGCTTAAGTAGCTATCGAAACTTCGGCTTTGGCGTCGTCTATTTTAGTTTGAAGCGTTTGTTCTTCAAACTCTTTGGCAATAATTTCTTTAACAATTTCCTGAATTTTTTTGTCGATATATCCCATATTCAAATTATATCTGCCCTCCTTCAGGTGTTCCTGTTGCCACTCGAGTTCCAAGGACCTCTTCATATTGTATAGGTCTTGAGTCATTGTTAACCTCCTCATAGGTTATCCATTTACTCCGCGATGAATCACTAAATCCATCTTTTTCCCATTTTACATCTTTTTGTCCCACTTTGTCAAGGATTGCGTGTTCAATGGATTCACGAGTATCTTGCGCTAAAATTTCAAATTTAGCGTAATAATCATAAGCGCGAATCTGTACGAGGAATTTCTTCATTTTTACACCTTCCATAAAAAAAGGGGCGGAATTGTGTTCCGCCCCTAATTAATTATTTATTTATTATATATCTGATCCGAAGATACCTCTAGGGTCAGAGAATCCGAAAACGTATCTCTCTCTAGCTTTGTATCTTACATTACCAGTATCGAAGTCACCTTCCATTGAAGTTTTCAATGGAGCTCTCATAAAGTGTTTCAATCCATTAGGAACATCAGTTTTAATGAACCATTTACTAGTATCAGTTAAGTAGTGATTAACTACATAACCTTCTGGTATTGCGCCCATGTTATTGATCGCATTGATGTCATTATCAGCTGTTCCAGTTCTACCTTTAGACTTCATCAGTCTTTCAGCAGTAAATTGAAGCGCAGAAGGAATTACTAATTTCGTTCCTCTAGCTGCAATTTTAAGACCTCTTTCATCAGTCATAGCAGCAATGTCGATCAATGCTTGCTCTAACGATGTTTCATTTAAGTCAGCCGCAGTGGTTAACTCATTTTTAAAAGATCCTGCTAAAGTAGGATGGTCAGTCGCACAAAGCGCCTTACCATCACCACCAAGATAGGATGTACTGAACGCGTTATTTAAAACCGCCGCGCCTTTAACTTGTTTTGTATTAGCCATAGATCTTGCTAAAGCTTTTGTGTATCTGCTTGCAAGTCTATCATACAAGTTGTCCTCGATCGCTTCTTCAGTGATCGCGAACGCAAGTGCGATTGTTTCGTTTGTATAACGAGCTGTGAAAGTCTCTTGAGCGCTATCGTAAGATATGCCCTGACCTTCAGGTTTAACAGTTGCATTAGCGAAACCGGCTAACATTACTTCTTCTTCAAAAGCTCTGTCAGAATTTTCAGTTTCAAAAATTTCAGCTGCTTCGTTTACGTATTGTTTATACTCAAGTCCAAATAGTGCATTTAGACCTGGTTCTAGTTCCTTAACTAGCTGTGCTCTTGATATTGCCATGTTCTATATACTCCTATTATGAGACTATGAGACGGCCGATTGAACCCGGTGCCCATCTAACTACTACGTTAGAATTTGCAGCCGAATTATCAGCATTCAAAGGATCGTTAGCGACTCTAACAACCATGAGTGAAGCTTGGGCTGATCCTGTTGCAGTTTCCGAACCTATATCTAGTGTTACTAGAGATTGTCCAGACAACTCATCAGTTCCAGAAGTTCCAGTTGCTCCATCATTGACGTTATATGTAAGAGTGCCGAGCATTTTTGCAATTGCAATCGATGCATCTGCTTTTACCACGTACTCTTGCATTTCATTGTCATTAACGAATCCAACACCATCAGATGATCCTGTATTGTAGTTGGTACCAAAGGCTTGACTAGCCGCTACAAAATTAGCCCACGTTGGTTTGCTTGTAGTACTATCTATATAGAAAGCACCATTAAACACTCCAAGCATAGGTTGTAATGTAGAGATATTAATCTTCCAATCTGTACCACCTGCTAAGCCATCATCCATGGTTCCCGCCGAAGCGTCTTGTAGATACCCATCATCACCACCAGTTCCTTGTCTATTAACTGGATCGTTTTGATAAATACCTATGCCCGGCGCGCTTTTGATTGGATACTCAGAAAGTCCTTGAGAAGCTGGTGTGCTGCCCAAAGTGTAAGTCGATCTAAGACCAAATCCGCCTGTTTGATTTGCCATAGTTATGTCTCCTTTTGTCCCCGAAGGGACGGTTTATATTAATTCGTTGGATAGGAATTGTTAAAAAATTAACTTTTCTTTGTACCACCGAAGGTTACACGAGTCTGCCTTTCTTGTGAGATTGGCATACTTGGGTGCTGTTCCTTCAGAATATCGTGCTTAATAGCTTCGTCTTTCGCTTGATTTTGTTTGTCATAATATTCCTGACGAGCTTTAGCGATTTCCTCTGGTATCCTAGCCAGCACTAGGCCTCCTACTCCGATCACTCCTGCGTATTTGCCTTCCTTCATAATTGGATAATCTTCATCCGGATATTCATCAGCTCTTACAAGCTCGTATCCTGATCTTATCATAGCCGCCATATTCTTTGTATCATCAAAGCCCATGACTTCATGTCGGATCCATCTATGTCGGTAACCAGCCGGCGCATTCGGTGCATCGAGAGATGAGGGTGGAGTCCATACTACTTTTTTAGCTGTTTTAGCTTTAGTTTGACTCGCACGTGAAGTTTTTTTATCGTCTGTTTCCATATGCTTATGCTCCTTCCGTGATTTTTAATTGTTTTGCATA